CGTATCTAAGTTAACAAACCGTAAGGCATACTTAACTCCAATTTCAGGTACACAGTTTACTACTGGACAAGCGGCACAATGGAATTTAGCAACTCCAGTTGCTAACGTTTCAGTAACATTAGATAACGCTTAATAGTTAATTAGGGAGGAGGCAACTCCTCTCATTAACCTTACAGGATTCATAAATGTCAAGAATATTAAAAGTAAACGGTGATTATAGATTGCAAGTGCAATCTGGTGGTTATATTATCTTGGATGCACAATCCACCGGAACTGTTACTGTACTTGGTAATCTTGATGTCAAAGGTACAACTACGTACATAGAAAACACAAATACAGAAATTAAAGATAATATAATTCAACTTAATTATGGACAAACTGGTAACGGTATTAGTAGTGCTAACAGTTATGTTTCTGGTATAGAAGTTGAACGTGGAAATTATAGTGCCGCGCAGATTTTATTCAATGAACAAGTTAACCATTACGATTCTCTTGCCGGAGCAGAGATAACCGGTACATGGACATTAAAAACAGCAGGCGGTACGACTGAAGGTCTACAATTAAGAACAGTTGTTTCAGACGGACTATCAGACCTTGCATTTGATATGTTAGGAAGTTCTCATCTACTATCTATAGTTAACGCTGGTGGAACTATAGGTGTTGCAGGTCATACTATAACAACTTCAGCTAGCAATTATGGTTCATCGAATTTACAACCTTGGCATATTCCAAATGTACAATATTTACAAAACTATGTTCTTAGTACGTATGTAAACGGTGGTTTACAAGGAGTTGCGTTAACTGATAAAGTAATGTATCCACCTACCGCAGGTACAACTATTTCAAATGCAAATAGTTCGATTGAAGCTAATACTGGAAGTATAGTATTTCAAATATCTCAATATACATACGCAACTGTAGATAGTAATGGAGTAACTGCTGGGTATGTTCGAATAGGCGGCGGAAATCTAATAAGTTCACAAGCCAACACAATTACAAATACTAGTTCAAACAATTTAATTATTACAGCAAACAATGGTTATATAGAAATCAATGCTGTAACACAATTAGATAACGTAGGAACTAGTGTAACATATAATAATACAGGAACTCAAATATATTCAAGTTCTACTGTTGGGCCAGCAAAAACTGGAATTTATTTTACTAATGCTAGCAACCACACCCCCGACGAATTAGTTAGTAGAAACAGAGCAGTACTGCTAAGTATCTTACTATAAGGAATTAAAATGGCACTTACATCAACATTGATTGCAAATACAAACACAACAATATCTCCTAGCACATCATTTAGTGGTAGTCAAACAGGAATCGCAATTACTTGTATGATTTTTTGTAATTATACATCTAATACACCTGCTAGCATCACAGTATTTGCTGTGCCAAATGGAGGATCAGCAAATAATACTACTATGATTATAAATTCGCTAAGTATTCCAGGCGGAGAAACTGTAAGTTTAGATCAAGAAAAATTAGTATTAGGTAGCGGCGATGCTATTATAGCTGTCGCCAGCGCAGGTAGCGTAATAAGCGCAACAATTAGCACATTACCAGTATAATGAGATATTTAAAACGTCAAAATATTAATCGCAGAGTTGCTAATGATACAACTTTGTATTCAGATGTAGCTAATGCTAATGTCTTTATAGCACCAGTCAATGGCGGAAGTGTAGTGATACCAAACGGGTCAAGCTCACAAGTTCCAAGTAGTCCACAAGTTGGTATGATGCGATATAATGCTACAACAAACGAAGTAGAAGTTTATCAAGGTAGTGGTGGTTCAGCAACTTGGAGAGCTATTAGATATAAAGAATCTACAGGAATTACCCAACAAAACTTAGGAGTAGGAGACAGTAGTCAGGTATATTTTGGACCATTAAATCCAGCTCCACCGACAGTAGTACAAACTGGTAATGGAAGTTCGTCTGGACAATACAGTACCAATGTAGCATGGGGTGGTCAAAATATTATTGTATTAATTGAAAACTTGATGCAATTAAACAACGTAAACTATACAGTAGTACAAAACCCAAGTATAGGTACTGATAGTAGTGCAATTGGAACATTAAGTTTTGCAGGATCTACTGGTTCAAAAATATTATATTTTAATACAAGTGCAAATGTAATATCTGCTAGTTGGAGCACAAATGTAGCAACTTTAACATTTGCTTCAACTTATACAGATCAAACTGGATCATCAAAAACTAGATCAGAACCTCCATTTGCAATAGGAGCAACTATCACAGTAACTGGAATGATACCAACTGGTTATAACGGTATATATACCGTAACAGGCAGTACTGCAACTTCTATTACTTATGCTCTTTCAAGTAATCCAGGATCTGCTACAGTCTATGGTGGTACAGTAACAGCTAGCGGAACAACACCAGCAGTATTTGCAAGTTTAAACAATTTAATTGGAGCAAATGTTACAGGTACAGGAATAGCTGGGTCAAGTACAGTGGCAAGTTATAGTGTTGATACTGGCACTGATGCATTAGTTAGTATTACAATGAATAATTATCCGAGTTCAACTATTGCAATTAATACAGTTAATATTACCATTAGCGAAGGTGCTACAACTGGATCTGGTTGGTATTTAAAATTCAGTAGCCCACCTCCATACGGAAAAATAGTTACAGCTTTGATCGGATTTGATCAATAACTAAGGAGTAAATTATGGCCCAAATGGGAAGAATAGGTGGCCCGTTATTAGCAGATAACTTACTGCGAAACGGAAATAACCTAGCGTTTGACACTAATTTATTATTCTTTAATGTTAATAGTAAAACTATTGGCATCAATACTCCTGGCCCTTCAGCGGATCTTCATGTAGGTAATTTAAACAATGCCGGTAATGCAACTTCTGGCTCTTTGCAAACTATCAATGCAAATATTACCAATCAATTAGAAATTAATAATTTTATTATTTCCGGCAATACTATTAGCCACGTAACTGATGAAATAATAATACAGCCAAACCAATCTAGTAATCCTACCATTAACATGGCTGGGTTTGCAACAAATAATTTATATATCTATGGTAACAATATAACCAATACTGTTACAAATGACAGTATAAACATAACTGGTGATACTAGTGCAGTTGGAGCAATTACAGGTGTAATATCAGTTAGTGATATGTCACTTATATACGGACAAACTTTACCAGTGGTACAAACAGGCGGAACAGGTGCAACAATCTATTTTCCTGTAGGTTCTACTGGAGAATCCGCTGTGATAGTTACTCCCGGAGTTGGTTATACTACTGGAACTGCTACAATAACTCAATATGCTACAACATTTTATGTTAATATTACATCGGTAGCCACCCAAGGCGGCATTAATATTTCCAATGATGTAGGCAATGTAGAATTAACTATATCTGGTAATTTATGGGCAGACGGAAATATTACTACTGCCGGAAATATTACTGCTGACGGAAATATTACTTTAGGTAATTCTCCAACTGATACAATTGCATTTGATGGAGAAATTGATAGCAATATTATTCCAAATGCAACTAATACGTATAACTTAGGATCAAATAGTTTAGTATGGGCCAATGTATATTCAAATAATACTACAATTAATTATTATACTGTACCTACAATTAACGCAACTAACATTATTGGAGGAAATGTTGAATTTAATAGCAATACTATTTTTGATACAAACAATAGTAATACTATTTTACTTTCAACTTCAGGAACAGGACTTGTTAATTTTAACGGAATTAACTATATAGAAGGTAACGATATATTTCAACCAAGTTCTGGATCTTTAATTATATCTAGTACAGGTAGTGGCCACGTAGCGTTTGCTGGAACATATGGTGTAGTAATTCCTAGCGGAGCAAGTAGTAACTATCCTTTAGCACCGTTAACTGGTACTTTAAGATATAATGTGTCTATAAACACTCTTGAAGTATATTCTGGAACTGCATGGATTCCAGCTTATGGCAATAATGCTACCTTATCTAGTAGCGATGTACAAGACTTAGTTCTTGCATATGAGCTCATCTTAGGGTACTAAAAATCAAAACAGATAAATAATATTACTGGAGAGTTCGACTAAAACTTTCCGATATCATACTGTGGTAAACCCGCAAAGAGCGCAAGCTGAAAGAGTGGTTAACCGTGAAACACGGGGTATAAAGGAGCGTAAATGGCTGTTGGTCGAATTTCGGGTCCGCTCTTAAAGGATAACCTCCTTCGTAATGGGGTTAATTTATCTTTTGAGACGAACTTACTTTACTTAGATGTTGTGGACAGCCGGATTGGCATTAATACGACAGCACCTCAATACGACCTGGATGTTAACGGAACAACTCGCTCAACTAATTTATACGCAACTACTCAAGCACAAATAGGTGTAACTGGATCAAAGTTTACTATATCTGGTAACACAATATCTAGTGATAATTCAACAATTAATTTAGTTCCAAATGGATCTAACCCTACTGTTTTTTCAGCATTAACTAATATTGGTAATTTATCACTAACTGGAAATACACTTAGTTCGACTAATACAAATGGACCCATTAATATCACAGCTAATGGTACTGGGTCTATTAATTTAAACAATAATGTATTAGTTACTGGTAATTTGCATGCTACAGGAAATATTACTGCTGAAGGAAATATTATTTTAGGTAATTCTCCAACTGATACAATTGCACTTGACGGAGAAATTGTTAGCAATATTATTCCAAATGCAACTAATACGTATACATTAGGTTCGAATTCATTAGCTTGGCAAAATGTCTATACAAATACATTAACTACTACTACCGTTAACGCTACTACAGCTAATGCTACTACTTTAAATACTAGCGGATTAACTATTACAGGTAATACTGTCAGCACTATTAACGCCAATGATAATATTAATTTTGTAACTTCAGGAACTGGTGCAGTTCAAGTTGGTAATTTGGCATTTTCTGGGAATACCATTACTAATGTTGCAACAAACGCTATAACTACGTTTACAAATGTAACTTCAGAAAATCCAACATTTGTAGGAACTATTTCTCCAGGCACATCGTCTACATTTACTGGAAGTATTTCAGGAAATGTATTAACTGTTACAAGTCCTCCTGCAAATTCTTTCGGTGGAAGTATTGCGTTTAATGGAACAAATGAATACTTGTCATTATCTCCAGGATTTGGTGTCGGTGGTATTGCATATACTATTGAATTCTTTTTTTACACAACTTCTACAGGTACCCAAACAATCTTAGGTGCAGTTGCAGGCGGATATACATTGACTTTTATTGGTACCAACGAAGTTCAAATAGCATTGCAAGGTGTTAGTAGTTATACCTATGCTGTATCTTTTTCTACAAATACATGGAATCATATTGCAATAGTTCGAAACAGCGGATTATTAGAAACAGTTTATATCAATGGTGTTCAAACGTCTTCTGGAGCTAGAACTAATTCAATTAACTACGGAGGCAGTACTGAGAGTATTGGTGCAACAATTGATGGTAATAATTTATTCCAAGGGGAAATAAGTAATTTAAGAGTTGTAATTGGTACAGCAGAATATGACCCGACATTAACAACTTTGTCAGTTCCTGGAGGACAATTAACCGCAGTTACAGGGACCGCAATTTTACTACTTGCTATTAATAGTTCAAATTATCTTAGAGATATAAGTACAAATCAAATATTATCGCAAGGCAGCAGTGGAACAGTCAGTTATAGTAACACATCTCCATTTGGTGCATCTGGTATTGGCCTTGATGTCGGACAAATAATTAGTGGTACTTCAATTACTAACGGAACTTATATTGTATCTAATATATCAGGAACTGGCACTAGTGCATCTAGTTCTTGGACATTAAGTATCAGCTACGGAAGTGTTATTTCAAGTGAAAGTATTACTTCCACACCTGTAGTACTAACAGTTTCATCTATGACGTATGGAAGTATAACTATCGGTAATACTATTAGTGGAACCGGAGTATCGATAGGAACAGTTATTACATCTCAATTAACTGGATCATCAGGCCTGGCCGGAACATATTATGTTAGTCCAATTCAGACAGTTTCAACTCCTACTACAATATCTCAGCTAACTGGTTCTGGATATGTTCAGTTTACAGGAACATACGGAGTAGTTATACCGGTTGGAAATACTACAAATTATCCTGCATTGCAGTATACTGCACCAGGAATGATAAGATATAACAATGATCCTACATATAGTTACGTTGAGATTTATAATGGAACTAGTTGGATAAGTGTGGCAGGCGCCGCAGCCGGCGTAACATCAACTCAAGCCACAGATATTGCGATAGGTGTAATACTATCATTAGGATAAAAAAATGTCAACATTATTCAAAAATAAATTAGCAACAGGATTAGGTACAGCAACAACTCCGTTATTTCAAACTAACCCTTCAGCAACTACAACAATTATTGGGTTGAGTTTAACTAATATAACATCTGGTATTATTCAAGCAAGTATTCAATTACAAGATACCAACGCAGGAACAACCGCATATTATATTCAAAACGTTACAATTCCATCTAATACAAGTATGCGTGTAGTGACAGGCGGTGAAAAATTAGTGCTCGGTGGTGCGACTAACGTAATTGTTTATTCCAATACTTCATCAAGTATGGATTTAGTTGCAAGTTGGGTTGAAATAAGTTAAGGATTAATTATGTCATATTATGCAGGTAATGAATTTAGTTTAAACGATTTATTAGGAGAAGGTAATCCTAGATATTTTTACGCCTTAACACGAAGCGACCCAGACGGCACTTTATATTTTTATAAAGCAGACCAATTAACTAGCACCGGCACACTTACTTTAAATAATCCCGGCGCTGGCCCTAATAACTTTGAAAACTTTGAATACGGTGTGGACTTTTTTGACGGAAGAAATGCTGTAACACATGCAAGACCATATCCTAATTTAGCATTTGATCAATATCGATGGGACAATAAAAATTGTTTTTACTACATTGAAACTAATACTGGTGAGCTAATTGTTCGAATAAATCAAACATACACATATAGCCCTTCACAAATTATCTCATCGACTTAACAGGAATAAAATATGTCAGCAGAATTTAAAATCAGTAAAATACGTTATACATGGGTAGGCCCATGGACACCTAACACTTCTTTTATTCAAGATAGTGTTGTATCATATGGCGGTCAAGCATTTGTATGTTTGGTAGGAAATACATCTAGCAGTAATTTTTATAACGACTTAAATGTAAGCCCTAATCCATATTGGTTACAGATGACTGTTGGTAAGCAATGGGGTGGAACATGGAGTTCTAATGGATTTTATACATTAAACACCATAGTAACATTTGCAGGTAACTTGTATATCTGTACTAATTCTCACACTAGCTCGACATTTTTATCAGATTTTAATAACGGAGATTGGGCATTATATCTTCAAGAAAATGTGTGGGCTGGAAATTGGTCTACAAGTACAACTTATACTGTAGGACAATTTGTAACTTATGGTGGTATCGCTTATGAATGTATTTTAGGTCATACTTCGGCCGCTACAGTAGCATTAGGTTTAGAAGCAAACCAATCTGCTTGGACAGTTTGGTTTAAAGGTGTACAATATTTAGGTCTTTGGCAGCAAAATTATAGATATAAACTTAACGATCTAGTAAGATTAGATGCTAACATTTACATAGCAACTAACTCTGCAGGATTTAATAGTGGTACAAGTTTTAATTCATCTAACTGGGCTATCTTTATACCTGGCCAAGAAGATAATTTAACATGGTCGTCATCTACAACTTATCAACTTAATGATGCAGTAATTTATGGAGGTACTGCATATGTCAGTAGATCTGTAAATAATTTAAACAATATACCAAGTTTAGATTCACTCGACTGGGCGCAATTTAATGTTGGTTACAAAATCAGAGGAGCATGGTCTTCTGGTAATACCTATGTAACTGGAGATGTAGTTAATAAAAGTGGTGTGCTGTACGAAGCTACTACCAATAATATTGGACAAGATCCGCAGTCGACGACAGCGGCAGTACAATATAATTCTACAGGAAGTTCAGGAACTACTATTGTAGTGAACTCTACAACTGGATTACTTCCAGGCATGATTGCTACCGGAGTTGGATTTAATTCAGGGCAATATATTTCTACAATTACAGACGGAGTTACATTAGTACTAGACAGAGCTCCAGACAATGTATTATCGAATGGTCAAACAATAACATTTAGAGATCTTAATACTTCATATTGGAAACTATTGATTCCAGGCGGAACTTTTACAGGATTTTGGTCAAATATAAAATCTTATTCTATCGGAGACCAAGTTGTATGGATTAACGCCACATATCAATGTATACAAGAAAATTCAAATGTCGATCCATCTACGGATGCTATTAATGCATATTGGATAAAATTAATATCTCACTCTATTATAAATTCGATGCATACAGTTGGAGATATGGAGTCATATAACTCTTTAACAGGCCCACAATATACTCGTATACCTATCGGAACTAGTGGTTATGAATTAAAAGTTAATGGATCTACAAACTTACCAAATTGGCAACAATTAAATATAGTTCCAGCAATATATTATGTTGACACAGTTAGTGGTGTTGATGATTTATTACATGGTACATCTTGGGATGCACCTTTTAAAACAATTAGCTATACATGCAATTACATTGCAACAGGATTATATTTTCCAAACGCTACAGCATTATTAAAAGCAAATAAAGCCTGGATGATAACAGAAATGTATCAATGGATGCTGTATCAATGTGCTAATAATATTTCACCATTCAGTACAACAAGTTTATTTGACCCGTTTTATACACAAAGAGATGCTGGATATGTTATTGATGCAATTATCTATGATATGCAACGAGGTGGTAACAGTCAAATAGTAGCGGCTACTTTACGTTGGTTCTATTATGGAAGTCAAACACAATTAGTTAATAACGTTGTGGAATCTTCTATAGCATATTTTCCACCATCATTAACTTATTTGCTAGGTTTAATGATTGATGTTGTAGCACAAAATGCACCATCACAAAGCTACCAAACATTAAATGGAATATCTGGAATTAATTATATTCCTCAAGTAACTGGGTTACCTGCCGCAGAAGTCGGGCAAGGCGCACTTCCAGAAATTAATACTTTGATGAGCATAGCAATCACGGCATTAACTAATCAAAATACATATTTGGTTCCTAGTAGTAATAGTGGATTAACAGCGATTGTTAATATTAAAACAGGTACTTATAACGAATACTTACCAATCATAGTTCCAGAAAATACATCGATAGTAGGAGATGAATTACGTAGTACTACGGTCCAACCAGCTACTAGTATTGAACTATATGTTACACAAACGTCAAGTATAACCAATACTCTTACAGCATCTACTACAGTTGGATTGGTAGATCAAATGCCACTACAATTTATTAGTCCATACGTTAACAATGTTAGTACAGCATTTGATCCACTTTTAGTACCAGGTAAAACATATTATGTTCTTGGTTCTTCAATAACATCAACATCATTTCAATTGTTAGATAATCCGACAACTGTATTTGTGGGAACAATTAATACAGGAAGTAATATAATTGCCAACGTAAACAGTATAACATCTTTAAAAGTTGGAATGAATGTTTCAGGTACAGGAATACCTAACGGAACAGTTATTTCTTCTTTAACACAAGCAATTAGTGGAATTTCTACAATTACTATAAGTAATAACGCGACAGCGACTCTTATTTCACAATCATTTACTGCTACTGGAAATATTGTACTAGTATCATCGTTAACAGGTAGTTTGTTAGCGTATGCAGGTGATTGTTTGAAAAATATGTGGTACATGACAAACGGTACTACTATGCGTAACTTGTCTAATTTTGGATTGTTAGGACAATTAAGTCAAGTAGACCAATATGGTATTGCAACTCCAACCGGTGGTTCTTATACTAGTTTAAATCCTGGCACTGGCCCCGACGATACTAGCGTATGGATTATTCGTCGTTCGCCGTATGTTCAAAACGTTACAAACTTTGGAACAGGATGTTCTGGAGCAGTTGTAGACGGATCATTGCATAATGGTGGTACTAAAGCCATGCTACATAATGATTATACACAAGTATTAAGCGATGGTATCGGTGTTTGGATTCGTAATTCTGGTGCTATTAGCGAGTGTGTGTCTGTATTCTCGTATTACTGTTATATCGGACACTACGCATCAGGTGGTGGACGTATTCGTTCTACTAACGGTAATAGTTCTTATGGTACATTCGGTGTTGTAAGTTCGGGTTACGATGTTAATGAAATTCCAGGAACAGGAACAATTTTTAATCAAAGTACTCAAGTACAAGCTAGTGTAAGTGATGCGTTTGGTACTGCGGCTCAACTGATTAAATTAAACTTCATTAATGCAGGATCCGGATACTATAATCCATCCACAAACATGATAGCCCGAAGCAATGCGTTTACAACGTCTCCTTGGACTAACGATGGCAATGTATCATTTATTAAAAATAATATTGCACCAACAGGGTATTCAGAAGCATGGCTATTAACTGGCGCTCAAGGTACACCAGGTACTGGATATATTAGTCAAGCAATTAATATTAATCCTACAGGGCATTATTTTGCAAATATTAGTGGTACTTCTAATGGTACTGGTAGCGGCGCCACTTTTAATATAACAGCAACTCCTGCAGGATACACAGCATCTGTTGTAAACGGTGGTATAATATATACTGTAGGGCAGACTGTAACAGTATATGGATCTGTATTTGGAGGACAAACAGGCACAAACGATGCAACAATTACTGTAGTCAGCGTTACAATGCCCCAGTGGACAAGTAATGGTTCAGCTACTAATGGTACTTACTATTATTATTACAATGCAGTATATGGCTCAACTAATTATTATTTGGCTACAAGTACTGGTACATTTGGTACAACTCCTCCTGTTTTAGCTCAAAACTTAACCAGCGGTAACGTTACATTAACATATGTAGGAACTTATACTGCTACTAGTTCTTCTAATATTAAAGTAGGAACAATACAAACGTCAGCAGGGTCTGTGTCAATTAGCGGAACTGTACCATCTGGAACAAGTCAAACTTATACTTTAAGTTGTTATGTTTATCCAGGTTCATCTAACACTGTAGATATACAAGCTATATTTTCTGGATCTAGCACAGTTGTTAGTGGTGTAAGTTACAATGTAACTAGCAATGTTGTAACACCATATGCTGGATCTGCACTAGGTAATGTTACAAATGCTGGATTATCACCAGTTAGTTACGGAGCCCAAAAGACATTAAAAGCTGGTTGGTACAGAGTTTGGTTAGCCGTCAGTGACTTAACCGGGTTGAATACTACTTTAACTTTTAGATTATTCCCACAAGGTGCTGATGCTCCAGTGGCAAATAGTTATTCAATCATATACGGTTCTCAAGTTGAAATATCGACTGCATCAGGATCACCGAATTTTTATCTAGAAACAGCCAGTGGTATGTTTACAGCATACGCTAATTATGAAGTTACCGGAGCAGGTTTCGGAGCATCTTTAACTGGAGATGAAAACAGAAGCAAAGCAATTTTTAATACTCGAATAATTACTGATAGTAATGGTTACACTGGTGGTGCAGGGTATGCTACTAATACGGCAAATGCAACACAAGGTGATTTGTATTCGATACAATTATCTAATTCGGATGCTGGGGTATACAATTATATTAATATGCGAGTTCTAATACAATCAGGTACAGGCGCAGGCCAATACGGTTGGATTGGATATTATAATAAATTGTCGACAACTGATTCAAACGGTATTGCCGCAAGAACAGCATTAATTTTAAAAGAAAGTGTAGATACAATAACAGTTACGGCTACTCAATATAGTTTAACTCCTGCAAATAATTTAATTTCTTTAACTCCAGGAACTGATTTAAGTAGAATATATGTTAATCAAGTAGTACAATTTGTACCAACTTATTTTAGTTCTACAATTACTTCTGCATCTCTAGGAACAATAACAGCAGTTGCAACAGTTGGTGGAACGACCAATACTATTCAAGTTTCAAGCACAGCTTCTTTATTCCTTAATATGCCAGTGATCTTTACATTAGGAGCTGGTACAGGATTTACTATAACAACCAATTACATTTATTACATTATTAATATCTCAGGTAATAATATTCAAATCGCTCCTACTTTAAGTGGTCAGGCTATTCAATTATCTACAGTAGGCCAAATTGCTGGCAATACAATGATAATCACATTCCCTAATTACTCATTGTATTTGACTGGTACAAATTCAACAGTTAATATGGTACCATGTATTCCTATTGAATTTACTGGAGTATCGTTAGGAGGTTTAACACTAGGTCAAAATTATTATGTAAATGATATTATTGACGCTAGCAATTTTACAGTATCTTCTACATCAATTTCACTAACAGCAACAGCTAGTGTTGGTGGATCGACTAATACTATCACAGTTGCGAGTACTGCTTCTCTAATTCCTTTAAATGCAATCGTGTTTACTGGTAACACATTTGATGCGGCCATTACAACAAATACAACATATTATATTAGCAATATTACTGGAGGAACAAGTTTCCAAATAACATCTACGTTAATCAGAACAACAGCTACCGCTACAGTCTTTAGTACAAACGTTATTCAGATAAGCACATCAGTGTTATCTTGGCAAGCAGGACAACCAGTTATCTTTAGCGGCATTGCTCCAACTCGTAACTTTGGTGGAATTTTACCTGAAACAATTTATTACATTTTAAATCCAAATCCAACTTTGAATCAAATTCAGATTTCAACAGATGGTATTAACCCTGTGAACTTAACTAGTGCAGTAGGCCAAATTAACGTAAGAACTGCTCCGGCAGCAAATGCTTTAGGTGGAGGTTCTGGCTCGATGTTAGCATCTACAACAGGGCCTCGTGTTCAAGTATCTAATACTATTGGTGTAGCAAGCACTATGACTGGAACATTCTCTTTATCTTTAATTGGCGGCTTAAATTCTTATACAAAATATTATATTACCGCTATTAACCCAGGCACTACACCAACAATATCGGTGAGTACTTCTTTGGCAGGTACTCCAGTAACTTTAATTACGGCCACAGGAACTATGCAGTTAGGTGCTAGTGGGTGGGATAATTTTAACCCAGGTACTCCTAATGCAGTTGCTTTAGATAGCCAATCTATATATTTTATCGAACCTAGAGTAACATATTCATTGCCATCATGGTCACAGTCTTTAGGCACAGTTACAACTCCATTATCCGGAGCAACATGGCAATCGGTTACGTATGGAAACAACATGTTTATGGCAATGCCTAATGGAGGAACAGTTGGTGCAACATCGACTAACGGTTTAACCTGGACTTCAATAGCGCTACCATCCACTGTCGGTTCTTATACCGACGTTGCTTATGGTAATAACTATTGGGTTGCGTTAGGAACATCTTCAGGATCTAGTGTAGCTATATATTCTAATTCTGCAGGAAAAAGTTGGTATACTTCTAACTTACCTGCAACATATAATTGGACTAGTATCTCTTACGGTAATGGTATATTTTGTGCTATTGCATCCAATTCAACACAAACTACATCAACACCTGTAACAGTTTCTTCAGCTAAATGGAATGCGGTAAGATACGGTAATGGATTATTGGTAGCATTAAGTCAAAATGGAGTTACTGGATATAGTACTAATAATGGATCTACTTGGAATTACGGTACCACTTTAAGTGCATCTTATGTATGGAACGATCTTGCATATAACGCAGGTACAACAACATTTGTTGCGGTAGGTACAGCAGCCAGTGGAGCACCAGTTAGTGCATACACTACAACTGGTTTAACATGGTTAACTGGTGGCACGATGAATTTATCAGCCGGCAATTTCCAATCTGTTGTCGCAAGCGGCTTAGGAGTTTATGCTACAGCAGGATATAACACTTCATCTATTGAAGTTAGTACAAACAGTGGAATAGCTTGGACAACTTATTCATTACCATCAGTTCAAAATTGGACTAGTATCGCTTACGGTAATGGTATTTTTGTGGTAGTTTCTGGAGGAACTACTGCAAGTACCGCAGCCGCGTATAGTTTAGTTACTGGACAAACATGGACAGCAAGTACATTACCTGTTAGTGCAATATGGACTGGTATTGCGTTTGATCCGATTATTGGTATATTTGTAGCAATTGCACAAAATGGTACTACAGCTACTACCTCAAATGGCTATACTTGGACCAATACTACTAGTTCTGTTTTAACCAGTACTGCAACATTAAATTGGCAAAATATTAGATACGGTAACGGACAATACTTAGCTCAAAATCCTGGAGCAACTGCCGCACAAAGCTCGGCAACTAGTGTAGACGGTATCAATTGGTTGCTATGTCCAATGCCAAGCGTACAACAATGGGCCGATTGCGCATATAATTCAGTGTTTAATACTTGGTTAATGGTATCTGGAATTGCTACAGCAAGCACAACTTTTGCTATCGTATCAATTGTAGGACCAGCCGCATACTCTACTAACTTCGGTTATACTTGGTCAGCTAGTGCAACAGGTTTATTAACAACTAAATTCTGGAGTCAGGTAACATATGGTAATGGTGTGTTTATATGTATTGCAACAGATGGCACAACTGCGTTCAGTTCAGACGGAAATACTTGGATACAAAGTAACGCACCGACTAGTTCAAAAGTACTTTCTGGTGTAACTATTGCAAGTAGCGGAGGTTCATTTGCTTGTTCAGCAAGTCCGATACAGATAATACCCGGCCAGACTATGGTAATTACTGGTACTAATGTTGGAACCGGTGCAGTAGAAAACGGTAATTATTATGTCTATAGTACTACTAACGGTGCAACACAATTTACGCTATCGTCGACATATCCAACATTTACAGCTATCAATACTACAACAGCTGGATCTCCGATTGGATTATCATTTGCATTAGGTGGTACTCCAAACTATACAGGTATTGCTTGGGGCAACAGTCGTTTTGTTGCTGTACAGAGCGGTGTAGGTTTATTCCCAGCTTACACATTCGATGGAGTTAATTGGTATCAAGGCTTAACATATTTGTCAGCAACTTCTATTGGTTATGGACAAGGAGCATTTGTTGCAACTAATAATGCATCTACAACCGAATATTGTAGTGATGGTGGAGTTTATTGGTATCAACGAACCCTACCTTACGGCAATATTTCAAATGTCACTTTTGGTTTCGATTTAAATAATAATGGATTGTTTGTAACATTATCAGGCACTGGTAGTGTAAGTGGTAATGCTACTGTTATTTACGAAGGAGTTAGAGGGCAAGGTCGTGCGCAGGTAACATCTGGAGTAATAACATTAGTTACACAGTGGGAAACTGGATCAAATTATACTTCAACACCTACTACTACATTTACTGATTTTAATGCTCAAATAACTTGTTTAGTACAAGACAGATTAAGCAATGGTACATTGAGTAACCCGACATTTGTTAATAGAGGAACAGGATATAACACTACTTCTACAGCAATTGTAATTTCAGGAAACGGTTATGCTGATACATATCAAACAGGATACACTATTATTTGTAATAATTTGCAAACAGTACCTGCGGTAGGAAGCAATATTGTTATCAGTGGTGTGAGTCAGATTTATAAAGTAACTAGTGCTTATGCAGTATTTGGTACAGTAGCACCTTTTATCGAAGCTAACATTCAGATATCGCCTGCAATGACAGTAGCAAATAGTCCAGCGAATGTAACACCATTCTCTGTTCGTGCTTTGTATAGTCAAGTACGTTTAACAAACCATGACTTTTTAAGTATCGGTACTGGTAATCGAGAAAGAACAAATTATCCAAATTGGGATGAAACAACAGCCATACCAGGCAATGAAGCTGTTGAAATCAATCAAGGTCACGTGTTCTATGTTAGTACAGATGAAAACGGTAACTTTGCTGTAGGTAGTTTGTTTGGAGTACAACAGTCAACTGGTACAGTTACATTAAGTGCTACACAATTTGGATTGATTGGTTTGAGCCAATTGAGTTTGGGTGGACTAGCAGTCGGCAGTAATCAAATTATTATTTCGCAATTTAGTACTGATCCTGCATTTACCGCGAACTCAGATGCGATTCTTCCTACACAAAAGGCTATTAAATCTTACATAACAAGTAGATTAAGTCAAGGTGGTGCTAATACATTTACCGGAACGTTGATTGCTGGTACAATAGAAGTAGGTAATCCTAATTTTATTCAATCATCTATTCCTAACGGTGTAGCAGGATCTAGTGTAAAGATGGGAAATAAAGTTTACATAAATGCAAAAGGTGTAGATGGCAACATGGCGGCATTTGACTTTTATGGAAGAAATGCCTTCCATAGATCATAAACTTAGAAAAACGAAACGAGATAAATACTATCAAGAGGATGATATAAAATGGCAGAATTTAAATTAGGTAGAATTAAGTTTGTATACCAAGGTACTTGGACAACTAGCACCACATATGTTGTTGATGATGTAGTTACAAACGGTGGAAAAACATATATTTGTGTCTTAGCACATACTTCTTCTGCATTATTTGCAACAGATTTAGCTGGCGGCGCTGGTACAACTAAATGGAATTTGATAGCAGATGGTCAGTCATGGAAAGGCACATGGGGTAATTCTACTTTATACAATCCCGGAGATTTAGTTGAATACGGTAGTACAATATATCAATGTACTACAGCAAATACTAGTGTAGCGTCTACATTAACAATAACTGCTACTGGACTTGCATTATCCAGTGGTACTGCAACATTAACTTTTGCTAATCAAACATCTGGTATTCCATTTGTTGTAGGACAACAAATTACATTGTCAGGATTTAGTCCATCTCAAACCAGTGGTACTGTAAACAATGTTAATACAACATTTACAGTTCTCACATGTAGCAATACTAATCTTACATTTGCATTGACAGGAACATATGTTCTTGCAACACCCGGAACTGTATCAGGAACCGGTTACTTAGAAAGTCAAATTAATGACTGGACAGTTTTTGCTTCAAATCTAAACTGGAGTAATGCTTGGGCAACAAGTACAAAATATAAAATTAACGATTTTGTCTACTATGGCGGAGTGACTTATGTTTGTAATACTGCTCACATATCTGCAAGCACAGCAACAGCCGGACTAGAAAGTAATTCAGGATTCTGGTCAACATTTAATGCTGGATTAAATTACATTGGTACATGGACAAGTGCCACACGTTACAAATTAAATGATATCGTTAAGTATGGTGCAGATCTTTGGATTTGTACAGTTCCACATACATCATCTGGATCAACAATTAATACAACAAACTTTAGTATGTTTGTTAACGGATTAGAATTTCAAAATTCTTGGTCTAATTCAATCAACTATGCAATCGGTGATTTAGTTACGTATGGAGGATATACTTACACTGCTATTCAAAATAATATCGGCCAAGTACCTAGCACTCAAACTGCTTATTGGCAAATCTTTACAACTGGATTAACTTTTTCAGGAGCTTGGGTATCGGGTACTGCATATAAAATTGGTGATATAGTTACTTTAGGCGGATTTACTTATGTTGCGGCTGCTGATAATACAGGATCTCAACCCGCTACTGGTAATGCAAATTGGAGTCAATTGAATCCCGGTATACGTTGGGCCCAACCATCCGTATATACCTATTCTGGAATAAGCGGAATTAACGTAGTTGGAACAGGAACTGCGGCAACATTCGATATAACACTAACTGGTACAACATATTCTGTAGTAGTTCACACTGGCCAAGCTGGCGGTGGATATTCAGTAGGTAATACTATTAAAATTCTAGGAACAAACCTAGGAGGTTTAAGTCCTGCTAATGATATTATATTAACCGTAGCAACAGTTCTTGGAAATGCAATTGCAACAGTCACAGTTACAAGTGGTTTTGCTGTTACATGGAGAACAGGTATAACTTATCTTATCGGCGATGCAGTTTATTACGGCAATAGCAGTTATATTTGTGTAAGTTCTCATGTAGGTTCAACTGGTGTTAATGACCCAGTTAGTGATACATCTGCAACATACTGGAACATATTGGCTCAAGGCGCAAATGGTGGTGTGCTAACATCAACTGGCGATATGGTATATTTTGGAGCAAATGGTGCTACTAGATTACCAATCGGTACCGATGGACAAATCCTTCGTGTTAACGGTAATGTACCATCATGGGCGTATTATGGTTTATTACAAAATATTGTTTACGTAGCTCCAACAGGACAAGACATAGTAGGAAATAGTCAAGGACAAAGTTTAGACAAACCATGGGCTTCTTTATTATTTGCATGTAAACAAATTGAAGATGGCTATTTAAACACAAATGCTGGTCTTGCTTTAAAAATTAATAAACAGTTTATGTTAAAAGAAGTTAATAACTGGATTCTAAATCAGTATTCTTTTAATGTAACTGGATCAAGTGTATCTGGAAATACATTTATAGTTGGCGGTTCTAGTACAAGTAGTCAAACAACGACTGCAAACATGTATTATGGTATGCCTATTACATTTACAACGGCTGTTACTAGTCAAATAACTCCAGGAACCGTTTACTATGTAAACACTATTCCTAGTGCCACAACATTCACTATTAGTACAAGCTATAAGAGTGGAGCAACATTACCAATTACTGGTGGAAGTTCTACTTCAGGTACTGTTATTTTTAGTTATACACAATCAAAAGCAGAACGTGATGCAGGTACACTAATTGACGCAGTAATATTTGACTTAACTCACGGTGGAAACTTATATTGTATCACCGCTACACAAGCATTTTTCTCTACATTAACAAGTTATATTACAACAAATGCTGGCTATGAAATGACAGTATGGATTGCAAGTTTACAATATTTAGAAAATACTTTATTTTCAGCTGTTTTAACAAATAGTCCTCCTCAATACAACTATCAAACTACGCAAGGTATTCCTGTTTCAAGCCAAGCAATTCAAAATACTTCAGAAATTGCAACGTCAAACATTGAACAAGGAGCATTAACTACTGTAAAAAGTTTGTTAAGTATTGTAACAAATGCATTGGCAGCTGGCACATACGCTGGAAATCCTTTACTACAAAGACCACATACTTCAATTTATTTAAAAACTGGTACGTATAATGAATATGGTCCTATTGTAGTTCCGCAAGATACTGCTATCTTAGGCGATGAATTACGTAGTACCATAGTTCAAGTAGCATCTGCTCAACCATATTTAGGTAATGATACAACTAGAACAGCATCTGCTTTACGTCGTATTCAGTGGTTGTTACCTGCTATTTCTGCAAATATTCCTGTAATTCCAACTTCTACCAATACTGCAACACAACAATATCTTGGTACAAGTCCTTACGGAACATTTACATCAAATGTCAATACCAATGTAACTTTAATTCAAACTATTTTAGCTGGTGGATTAAGTGCAGTTCCTGGTGCCGGCACAACTACAATTACAATTACTGCGGGATCAATTACTGTTCCTAACACTGGAACTTATACTTTAACAACACCAGTTGGATTTGGATCAACTTTATCTAACATTGCATTTGCATGTAGTAGTAACGCAACTGGTTCAACTGTTGGATATGATGGCGGTATAGCACAAATTCAACAAAACATTTCTTTTATTCAGACTGAAATAGCCGCGTTTATGAACGCTAACTATAATTCTGTATGGACTGCAATGGGTTCAACAAATCAAGGATATACATTACGTGATGTCGGTTATTTGTTAAATTCAATTATCTATGATATGAATTACGGTGGTAATACACAAAGCCAAATAGACGGTTTAGCATATTATAGTTTAGGTACAGCTAGTATCATTAGTGGTTATCAGGCAGCAACAGTTGCCATGATGACTCGTTTACAATCAATTATTCCGTATATTGTTACAGCCAACACAGGTAGTTGGACAAAAACTTCAGGTAATACTGCTAGTCAAGTGACATCAGGTGCTGCCGGATCAACAAATGCCGCAACATTTGCAACCGGTTTAGTTACTACTGTACTAAATTGGGTTAATAGCACTAACGGAACTGGTAACAGTTTAAGTACAGGTGCAGGTTTAAACGGAACTATTCCTCCATGTACTTCTTGGGTAAACAGTGCAAACTTAACTGCATTTAATAATATACAAACAAACAGAACAGCTATTCAAACATGGATTAAAAATTGGGTAGCTAACGACTATCCAGCAATCAGCTCGTCATTAACATATCGAGATGCTGGTACTATTACTGATGCGTTAAGTTATGACTTGTTATTAGGTTCTAATTATTTTAGTATGGTTTCTGGTCGTGCATTCTATAGATTAGTAACAAGTGCAGAGAACTTAGTAGGAAATGTTAATAATGAATTAACAGTTACCGAACAAGCAATTAATTATATTGGTGCGCAAGTTGCAGGATATGCAAATGGTTCGACTACTCCTGCTGGAGCTTCTGGATCTGCAATCAATCTTGGAAATTCACAAGTTATACCATCATTAGTTGCAAATAGTCAATTATTACAAAATATTCTTTCTAATGGCTTAACTTATAGCCCTGTGTTTGGATCTGGTAGTGTTATTATTTCACAATCAGCATTGGCATCAGTTGTGAATAATTCTACTACAGGTATTGCTTATACTTCAACAACAGTAGCATTACCAGTAGGAACTCCTATTACAATTACAAGAACATCATCTGGTACAGCGATTACTGGTAATTTAACAATAGGCGGTGTGGCTATATCAGCTATTGCTTCTGGTGCAAGTGTAACTTATTACACTGGTAGTACAACAACTGCTACATCAACAGCTTTGTATGCAAATTATGCAAATGCAATTGCAAGTTCAAGCCCGTTAACAATTGGAGGAACAACTACAACTGGTGCTACATTCACTATTGGAATTACTACACCAACAGCTGGAACATTTACTTTAACAACTCCAACAGGGTTTAATACTTCTTCGTTGACAAATACTGCTTACTCTATTACAGGATTAGGAGTTTCTGGATATACCGGTAACACCACTGGCGATACAACTGGGTATGGCTATGGTGCGGCTAATATTGCGGCTAATATTTCATTCTTACAAACTGAAATTGCAAATTATCTAAATGCTTATACTGGATCTGGATTCAGTTGGAACGCTTTATCAGCAGTTAATCAAGGTAAAACTTTACGAGATTTATCATATATTTTACAGTCAGTTCAGTATGATATGACTTATGGTGGTAATTTACAAAGTCAAACACAAGGTGTTGGTTATTATTCTTTAGGAGTAGCATCATTATCTCCTGCATCTACAGTGGCAGCATCAATTGCGTCATTGACACGATTACAAACAATTATTCCTTATATTGTTAATGGTACTACTGTTGGTTGGACTCCAAGCACCGGTAATACTGCAACTCAAGTTATTGTTACTTCTGGAACATACACTAATGCGGCAACTTACGCACAAGCGTTGATTGGTAATATAATTAATTGGATTAATGGTACTAACGGAACTGGTAATAGCGCAAGTACTGGTATTGGTTTATCTGGAACAGTTCTTCCATGCACATCTTGGGTGTCGGCTTCCGCAATTAGCGCCTTTAATGCAATAAACGCTCAGAAGAGTTATGTACAAACACAAATTCAAACATTTGTAGCTACACAATATCCTAACAACGTCACTAATTTAGCATTAACTTATCGTGACGCTGGTACTGTTGTAGATACATTAAACTATGATATGTTGTTAGGCTCTAATTACTTTACATTAGTTTCTGGCAGATCGTTCTATAAGGCTGTATCAAGCGCACAAGCTCTAGTATCTTCTACAGAATTAAGTGCAACTGAAATTGCTACACAATATATTGCATATTATATCAGTGGTATTGCTACACAAGCGCTAACACTACCAGCATTGACTGGCGATTTTGGTAATCCTGCGGCGGTTAATTTAGTAGTTAATAATACTGCAATTATCCAGAATATGTTTGCAAATGGATTAACAATTACTCCTGGCATACAAAATAATACAAACTACGGTGCTAATTTAGGTATTGTTCAAGAACCAGCATTTAATATGCCGACTGTAGCAAACTATAATACATATTATCTTGTAGGCTATGGTTATGCTGTGACACAACTTCAAAATAACTATCAATTTATTAAAGATGAAATTGTAGCATATTTGATTCAAACTATTGGTGGCTCAACATGGGCAAATTATGGTCCAACATATCAGGCAGAAACAATTAGAGATTTAAGTAATATTTTAGATGCTTTGCAATATGATATGACTTATGGTTGTAATGACCAATCATTGATTGCAGGTCGTGCTTTCTATAGTTTAAATACACCATTAATTGTTAGCCCTTACACAGCAGGCGTTACAGCAGCCTTAAATAGATTGGCAGCAATCATTAGCAGTATTGTGACTGCTAATGCAATAAGCCCAACTTCAGGTAATACTACAAGTCAAAGTACAAGTGGTACAGCTGGATCTGCGGCCGCTGGTGCTTTTGCAGTGGCTCGTGTTGCCGATGTTCAATACTGGTTAGCTAACGGTGTACAAAACACAACAACTGGAGTAGGTACAGCAACATTTAGCGGTACAACAATGACAGTTAGTGCTGTTGCAAGTGGTACTTTTGCCGTAGGACAAGCAGTGACTGGTACAACATTAACAACAACTGCAACAGCAGTTAACGGCAGTACAGGTGTAGTGACATTAACATCTACTGTTGGTTTAGCATCAGGTATGCCAATTACATTTAGTGTTGCGTACGGATCTGGAAATCAAGGACTGTTTGGAAACTTATCTGCTACAACTTACACAATTAATGCTGTTGTAGGTTCTACTGTTACACTATATAATTATGGAACAACAACTGCACCAAGCCTTACAACTGCAACAGGCCAACTGACAGTAACAGCAGGCGTTGCTCCAGGAACTTATATTACATCAATTGGCAGTACAGGCGGCGGAACCGGTGCATATACAGTAAGCGTAAGTCAAACATTGTCAACTGCTACAACAGTAACTGGAACATTTACAATTACACCTGTAGTGTCGGGCGCATTTAACTTTGCTTCACCTGCCAATCAATTGTCATTTAATGCAATCCAAGCTCAAGCAACATTAATTGCAAATGACGCTCAAGCATGGGTAACACGTTTTTTCCAAAACGAAGGTCCAAGTTTATCATTAACAAATAGAGATGCGGCCTATGTTGTTACAGCATTAAGTTACGATGTATTATTTGGTAGCAATTTCTATAGTATTATTAACGGACGAGCATTTAATAGATTAATTCCAAGTATTGCTCGTTTACAAGGCAACTACGCTGATTCAGCATATGGTGCAATTGGATTTATTGGACAAAAAATTAAAGTTATCGCATCAGCAGGCTCGGCAGTGCAAACACAGACAACTATTGACGATATGATTGCACAAATCTATGGTCAGCCAATAACTACTTGTGTGTTCAATGCTACTGTTAATGGAACACAATTAATAGTGAACAATATTACTAGTGGTGCAATTGTACCAGGTATGCCAATATCTGGTATTGGTGTTGCAACTGGTACCTCAACAGTATCTGGCGCAACTACTACACTATCTGGAATTTATATTTCTAGTAATACTGGTGTATTTGGTTGTACAGCATTAACAAGCCCATTAGTGGTAGGTCAACAAGTTACTATCACTGGAACATTCTCAGCAGGTTCTATTAGTGGCTATACTTCTGGTACAATTTACTATGTTATTGGTAGTCCGACAACTACATTATTCCAATTGTCAGCTACTCAAGGAGGAACTGCTTTAACAACTGTAGCCGCTGGATCAAGCGGAAGTCCATTAACAGGCATAACATTTGTAGCAAGCCCAACAACATGGTTGTTAAATTATAGCCAATCAGTAAGCTCGACTGTTACATCTATTCAGAATATTATTCCTACATCTAATTTAATTACAATGGGAACTACTGCTGGAATGGTGCCAGGATTGAGTATTACAATTACAGGTACAGCGATAGGCAATTTAACTGCTGGAACATACTATATTAAGCAAGTATTAAATACTACTCAACTAACAATTAGTTCATCTTACAATGGTTCTGTATTCAGTGTTACTCCGCTAACAACACTTAGTGGTGTTACTGTAACAAGTTCTGCAGGAACATTTACATGTACAGCGGCAAGCACAACATTAACTACTGGACTACCAGTTACTATTTCTGGAACAAATACAGGTAGTGGTGGAATTTACGGATACAGTAGCCCAACTACATATTACATTGTTAATACAAATGGTTCAACAACATTTACATTATCAGCTTCTATTGGTGGTTCAGCAATTGTTACTACCGTAGGAACTCCAACTGGTTGGACATTTGCAGTAGGATCACAAGGTTCAATGGTTGCTACCGTATATGGAATTTACAGCGGATTAGCATTAACAACTAATCTTGTTGGCACAAGTACTAATATTCCTGTGACAGCAGTGACTACAAGTACTAATGCAATTACGTTAAGTAGCGATGCAGGTGTTTATATTAATATGCCTGTTGTGTTTAGCGGATTGCCAAATAATATTAACACAACTGCTATTTCAACTACAACAAGTACAAATGTGATTACTTTAGCCGCAAGTGCAAGTAGTTTAGGAATTGTTGCAGGTCAACAAGTTTACTTCACTGGAATGATGTTAGGTAAGATTGTATTCAACCAAAATTATTACGTAATTAACCCAACAGGTAGCACTATTCAAATTAGTAATACATTAGGCGGAAGTGCTGTTTCATTAACAAGCAGTCCAACATTAAGCACAGTGGCTATTACAGGTACATCAGGTCAATTCTCTTGTGCAAGTTATAGCACTTTATATGTTGGCCAAGCAATTACAATTAATGGTACATTATCTGCTGGTACAATTAATACTAACTCTACCATAACAGCTCAAACATTCTATATTATTGCTACAAATGGTTCAACAACATTTACGTTGTCAGCTACTTTAGGTGGCGTAGCAATAGTTACAACTACAAGTGGTGGCACAATTACTGGTACAACATTTGGTGTAAATGCACAAATGAATGTTGTAGTTAATACAGCAGGCGGCCTAGTAAACGGCGATACTTATTGGGTTAATAGCGTTGCTTCTGGAACTTATCCAGCAGCCGGTACAACTATTACTGTTTCATCTAGTTATAAGAGTGGTACAGCAGTCGTAATTACAAATAGTTTGACTGGGTTGACTGCAACAGCAAGTATTGGATTATATACTAATCAAGGTATTGCTAGCAAGATTGTTAATGGTATGAGTCAAGTATGGGGTAATCCAACTAATTCATATCAAAGCTATCCTGGTTACAACAATACTATGACAACCATAATGGGTGCAGAGTTATTCCGTCTAAATAAATCATTCTTAGCAGGTGAAGCCGCATTCTGGACACAGGCTAATTATGGTTCTACTTCAACTAGCACTACATCTGGTACTAATATAATTACAACTAGCACTCCACATAATTTGTTAGTAAATGACCCAGTACAATTTGGTTTAACTGGTTCTATATTCGAATATGGTTTAAATTCTACTACAATTTACTGGGTATTATCTACACCAAGTTCAACTACATTTACAGTTACAACTACTCAACCAGGTACAGGCGCACAAAGTGCAGTATCATTAAGTGGTGGTACTGGAGCAATGGGAGTAAATTATTATATTATTACTTCTAAAGCTACACGTGATGCAGGATATCACGTTGATGCTATGATTTACGATTTAGCGCTAACTGGAAATTATAAATCTACTAGATCTGTACAATTATATTTGTCAGCCGCAAATGGTGCCTTATATACAAACTTATTCCATGTACGTAATGGTACTGGTATCCGTAACATGACATTGAATGGCATGGGAGGAACATTAAGTTTACCAAATAGTTTAGGTACAAAACGTCCGACAGGCGGTATTTACACTTCATTAGATCCAGGATTCGGACCAAATGATTCAAGTGTATGGGAATTCATTCGTTCATGCTACATTCAAAACGTTACTAACTTTGGTAATGGTTGCGTAGGATTAAAGATTGATGCCGCATTACACAATGGTGGTAATAGATCTATCCTAGCTAACGATTACACTCAAGTGTTGTCGGACGGTATTGGTGTATACTGTACAGGTCATGGAGCCTTAACAGAGTGTGTATCAGTGTTTAATTACTACTGCTATTCTGGTTATTTTGCAGAATATGGCGGACGTATACGTGCTACAAACGGTAATAGTTCTTACGGTACATTCGGTGCAGTCGCAGAAGGTACTGATAGTTATGAAATTCCAGGTTATTCTACAATTAACAATCGTGGAAATCCTGCGTACATTACTAACGTGGTTACAGATGCAACAAATTATGTGTTCCGTTTAGAGTTTGAAAATGCTGGAAGTGCATATACTAACTATGTTCCAACAATTAGTGGCGCTGGTTATAATGCAGTTGCAATCGGAGACGAGTTCCGAGATTCGGCTGTTTTTGAATCACGTTTAATTGACTTGAATAACGGTACAGGTGTTGGCGGTAGTAATTATTTGACTATTAGCAACACAGCACAAAGTGGTACAGTTGGGCAAATTACTATTGCTAACTCTGATACTCAGTTAAGTACTGCTTACATTGGAATGCGAGTGTTTTTAACAGGCGGAACTGGTGTTGGACAATACGGTATTGCTCTAAACTATACATTTGGTTCAAAGATTATCAATGTATATCGTCAAAACTTTGTACCATTGACTATTATTAGTAATAGCACATCGGTATTTACAGTATCGACAAATACAAATACAATGTATGCTAACCAACCAATTTATCTTAGTGCAACAATCGCAGGATTAACTTTTGCAACAGTATATTATGTTGTTGGTTCGACATTAAGTAATAATGGTACTACGTTTAGTCTATCAACTTCAAGTGGTGGTGGCGCCGCAACATTGACAGCAACTAGTTCAACTCCAGCTGTTATGAATGGTTCAACTATTGTAGGAACGACATTAACAGTTGGAACATTAGCATCAGGTACTATATATGCAGGTATGTTATTATCTGGTTCTGGTATTGCAAGTAACACTTACATTTCAGCTAATATAAGCGGAAGTGGAAATGGTTCAACATGGACTGTTACTACGAGCCAAAACTTAGCTTCAACAAATATTACAGGAACTATTTCTGTACAGTTATATGAAGCAGGATGGGATCATGCTGTTCCAGGTTATGCTACAGCTAATGTCTTAGATGCTACTACAACTTATATCATAGAACCTATGTTATCATATAGTTCTCCTGGTTTTACAGCAACAACAACTTCTATAACTTCAGGACAATACGGATCAGCAACTTATGGTAGCGGTTCTTTTGTTGCTACAAGTTCGCCAGGAATAGTAACATCATATAGTACAAATGGTTCTACATGGAACGCTGGCGGATCGCTTCCTTCTAACACAGCATGGAATAACGTTGTGTACGGTGGTGGCCAAGGTGCTAAAGGCACTGCTGTAATCGGCGGCCTAGGCGGATCTGGTGCAATATTATCAGCAATATTAGGTTCTGGATCTACAGCTGGTCAGATAATTGGAATCAATATTATAAATGGTGGTAATAATTATTCAACACCTCCTACTATTGTTATTACTGACAGTACAGGAAACGGAGCTGTTGCAATTGCCGAAGTATTAAGTGGAGTTGTTACAAATGTTTATATGAACATTACTGGTAGTTTATATTCTTCCAGTCCAACTGTTACAGCGATTACTAGTGAATTAAGTGGCATTACTGTTAACAGCTGGGGTAATAATTATTTTAGTAATCCAACAGTAACTATTGCACCTCCGTTCAATGCAACATCTTGGGTATCTGGAGGAACAGTAGTAAATGGCAATTATTATTATAATGTAGATACTACAGTTTCACCAAATGTAACTAACTATTATCAAGCAGGCGCAACTGGAACTTTTAGTTCAACAGCACCTACCTTTACTAACAAGTACTATGGAAAATCTGGTGCTAGTGCAACTGGTATCGGTGCAAGCGGTACTTATGGCGTTGCTTTGACATATGTAGGAAGTTTACCGATAGTAACGGCTAATTTAACTACTAATGGTGTAAGTAGCTACACAGTTGTACAAGCAGGTTTTGGTTACTCAACTATTCCTACTGTTACAGTTGTTGATCCTTATGCGGCTTACGCGGCAATTTCTGGTTCATCAAATGCATTTGCATATAATACTGGAGCACCTACTGCAAGTATTCAAGTAGTAGTTGCATCTAGTTCTGGTACAACTATTACTTTAGCATACGCGGTATCATTACCACAAAATACACCAATTACATTTGCATCAAGTTTTGGTGCAGGTCCAGGTGTAACTGCTAGCACAACATATTATGTTGCCGCAACAACAAGTAGTTCAACAAGTTTAACATTAGCATCATCAATTAATGGTAGTGCAATTACTATTGGAACAACTACTGGTTTAGCTATTATTGGAACAACATCTAATTCAACTACTTTAACAGCCGCTTGGCTATCAGGTAGTTCTACTGGACTAACTACATTAAAATCTTTAGCTTATGGTAATAATTATTATATTGCTGTTGGCGGAAGTGGTTCGGCTGCCGCGGTATCTTTATATAATAATACAAGTTTAGCTTCAGCATCATGGGTAAATCAATCTAGTAGTATTACTGCTAACAGCTCAGGTTATACCGCAGTAGCATACGGTGCTGGTTTATTCTGCGCAATTGGAGGCACTGTAAGTTCCTTTATGCAAAGTAATCCAACAAGTTGGGCTACAGGCGGAACATTAACTAGTAAAACTTGGGCAAGTTTAGCATACGGTAATGGACGATTTGTAGCATTAGCTACTGATGGTACACTACAATATACCTATAACTGGCAACCAAGTTTGTGGACTGGTACAAGTGCTACAAATAACACATGGATTACTGTAAAAAATAATCCGTTAGTTACAACCGGAGTAACTACTTGGAGTAATATTAAGTATGCAGAAGGTTTATTTGTTGCAATTTCATCATCTCCAAATGAAGTATTCACAGCAACTTCTGTTAGCGGAAATAATATTTCAGTAAGTAACACAACTGGTTTAGTAGCAGGTGCTACAATTATTCCAACAGCAGTAACAGAAATAACTACTGCGAGTGCTACTACACATTCAACAGCTAGTTCTTTAGGTATTATTGGTAACGGTGCATCTAGCCCATCAGCAGGAACCATCCTTACACCAATAAGTTCTATTACTGGAACATATGCTGTAGGAGCGTTATTAACAAGTTCCGGAACAATAACTGCTGGAACTTATATTACAGCAAGTAATTCATTTACTTCAACTTCATCAACAATTAGTGGATCAACATTAACAGTTGGTGGTACTATAACTGGTACTGTAAGTGTTGGACAGCAAATTACAGGTCCAACATTTAGTAATACTAGTGCGATAATTTTAAATAGTTATTACACTAGTGCAAGCCCAACTAATGTATTGGTAATGCCAGCATCGGCACAAACTGGTACAACATTTGTTGGCGGATTACTAAGCGGTTCTGGTATTACTGCAAATACAACTTATATTACAGGACAAACTACTTCAACTGGTACTATTAGTATTGCTATTGGTTCTACTGCAAATATTACAGCAAGTATTAGTGGAACGACTTTAACGGTTACTGCTAATAGCGGAACTATTAATATTGGTATGGTATTAGGCGGCGGAACTGTAGCGGCAGGAACATTTATTGTTGCTAACTCTGCAGGTACAACAACAAGTTCAGTAAGTGTATGGACTGTTAATATTAGTCAAAGTGCTACTGTAACTACAGCAACACCATATACTGCTACTGTATCATCGGCAAGCGGTACATTCTTCCCAGGTATGACATTAACTGGTGGAACTGCAACAACAGGAACTATAGTTACTGCACAAGTTTCGAGTACAGCTGGTGCAGGCGGTACACAAAACTATTCATCAGGCGGCGCGGCAGGCGCATCAACAGTGACATTGGCTGCTGGTACAGGATTTGCCGCTGGTCAATTGATTACAGGTAATGGTATTTTTGCTAATACATACATTACAAGTGTAGCTGGTGCAGTAATTACAATTAGTCAACCATTCTACTCACAAGCATCTGGATCTTATACAAGTTTCACAGCTAGCTCTAATGGAGGTTATTATGTAACACCAGCACAAACTGGTACAACAGCAACTGGTGGTAATGCTTATACAGTTACATCTGGTGTTGGATTTATTGCAACAACTACAATTTCTGGACAATTGAATTCGTATATTGTTGCAACAGGATCTGGATCAGGCGGTGCGGGTACATATACAATTAATAACAGCGTAACAATTAGTTCAGGTACAACAATTAACGGCCAAAGTTATACTGTATCTACTAGCCAATTGACAACTAGCGCAACTATTACAGGTACATTAGATTCAATTACTGTCGGCAGTACAGCAGGAATGGCTATTGGAGAACCAATTGTATTCAGCGGCACAACTGGTGGTGGTATTACAAATGGTTCAACTTATTATATAACTGAAATTATTTCTAGTACCGCTTTAAGTGTTGGTTCAACTTATCTTGCAACAAGCAATGTAACAGTTAACGGATCTACTCCTCCGTCAAGCGTAGTTGCTGGCGGATTACTTGGAGGATTAACATCTGGAAATACTTATTATATTGCAAGTATTAACTCAGGTGCTAATACAATCCAAGTAAGTACAAGTAGCACATTAAGTCCAGTTCTTACATTATCAGGCGGTGTAGGTGCATGGACTGCTGTTGCAGGTGAAATTGGCGGTGGTAACAACTATGTTGCTACAAGTTGGGATGGCTTAAATTGGTATGTGACTACAATGCCAGCATTAAGTTCTTATCAAGGCCTTGCATTTGGTAATCCACAAAATGCTACTTTAGGTGCAGTGCCTACATGGGTAGCTGTTTCTAGCTCGCCAGGCACTACGGCAGCATTGATTCAGACTGGTGCTAGACCTTTAGGACGAGTTAAGATTTCAAGCAGTACTATTTCGGAAGTACGCATGATTGAACCAGGAAGTGGATTCCCACGTGGAAATGTATCTGGTACAACATCTACTACTAATTTGATTATAGTGGATAGCACTGTCAATTTAGCCGCAAATATGCCGGTTGTCTTTAACGGAACAAGTGCAGGAAATATTACTACAGGACAATATTATTATGTTGTCGGTGGAACTATTACAAGTACAACATTCCAAATATCATTAACTGCTGGTAGTAGTGCTATACCTTTAACAAGTACAACAATTACTGGAATGACTTACTTTGCAGGTCCAACTATTACAATAGTTGATCCAAACCACGTTAATAGCGCACCAATAGTTCCTCGTATCGGTAACGGTGTTTTAGGTAATCCTAGCTTTACTAATCGAGGTGTTGGTGAAACTACTGCTACAAGTATTGTTAGCGGAGATGGATATTCAGATTTATATCAAATTGGTAACTATATTAATGTTTCAGGACTATACAGTATTCCTAGCCCAGGTTCAAATGTAACATTTGCTACTATCACAGGTAGTGCTCAATGGTATAAACTAGTTGCAGTTACAAATCAATTAGGTATTCCAGGTAACTATACTGCAACATTCCAGATTAATCCTGCAATGTCTGTATTGTTAGCACCACCGCACGGTACACAAATAACAACTAGATTGTTATACAGCAATACACGTATGACAGGACACGATTTCTTGTATATTGGAACTGGTGGTTTCACAAGTACCAACTATCCAAACGTTGATCCTTCTAAAGCTGTAACAGCTAATCAAACATTTGCTACAGGCGGTGGTCGTGTGTTCTTTACAAGTACAGACCAAGACGGTAACTTTAACGTAGGTAACTTGTTCGGAGTTCAACAGTCAACTGGTACTGCTACATTGAACGCTAGTGCGTTTAATTTGTCAGGATTGCAAAGTTTGACGTTGGGTTCAGTTAGCCTAGGAGTTGGCTCTGCAACTATTACACAGTTTAGTACAGATCCATATTTTACAGCTAATAGCGATGCGATTGTTCCGACACAAAAGGCTATTAAAGCATATATTACTAGTCAAATTGGAGGCGGACAAAGTGCATTGAACGTAAATACCATAACATCTGGACAGATATATATTGCTGGTAATACTATAAGTACAACTACAGGAAATCAAATCTACGTAAGTAGCAAGATGCTGTTCACAGGCGGAATTGACGGAGCACCAGTTGCATTGTCATTCTTTGGACAAAAATAAACCATAAAAACGGAGAGATAACATGGCAGGATCAGGAATAAAAGCAACTACCCAACTAACATCGGGTGCAATTGGAACGTATACATTATTGTATAATGTTCCGGCAGGATATTACGGTGTTTACAATATTTCATTTACGAATACAACATCTACGGCTGCAAATATTAGATTATATATTGGTTCTAGTACTGCGGCAGTTTCAGGACAAGTTCTAAGTGAAGCGTTTGAATATCAAACATCTGTAACTGGATATGGAGTTTTTGAACGTACCGGTATTGTAATCCAAGCTGGTGCTAATATTGTAATTTCTAGTTCAGGTACCGCTATGAACATTAATTTATACGGTATTGAAACATCAACAACTTGATAAATATACTATAATATATATTGGAAGAAATAGACTATGGCTCGATATAATTCATCAGTTCCAGCAACGACAATTACAACTACGACATCTCAAACTGCTCCTAATCAGGGATTGTTTACTGAATTTACTGGTACTGCTCCGTATACTGTTACTATTCCCGACCCTACAATCTTTAACGGACAGACGCAAACATTTTATAATGCCACTTCAGGTGTAATTACTTTATCTACTCCTACAGGCGTATTTAATGGTCCAGGCGGTTCGACTACATCAACTCAAGCAATTGTGTCAGGTGGAACAGTAATTCTTGCTTCAGACGGCAGTAATTATGTTCAAGTATTAGGTTCAGGTGGTCCGATTAATGGTACAACAATCACAACAACTGGTAATGCGTCTATTGGAGGCACAAACTCTAATATACAAATAAACCCAACTGGTACTGGTTATGTAGCTATTACTGCATCTAGCGGCAATCTTGCGATAGGTACAGCTGGAAGTGCAACGCTGAGAGTGTTGGGTAATCTTGTAGTAGTTGGTAGAGAAACAAGTATCACACAACCTATTTCTAGTGGAAATTATACATACGATGGTAATAATAGGATAACGCAATTTGTAGACGGTAATAAAACAACAAGTTCTATTACATACGATGGAAGTAATAGAATTAGTGGATTTACTGAGACAATTACAGACTCATACTCGGGAGCGACATATACGCAATCAAGAACGGTTACGTATACATCTCAAGGCGATCCTATCATAACATAAAGAAAAAGAGGAAGATATAATGGATGTTTTAGTAAACAATAGGATACAAAATGCAAACTGTAATATTTCAGGTTTGCAAACTTGTATCACAAATACAAATTCAACATTGTCAACGGCCGGTACTAATATCAGCGGTTTGCAAACTTGTATACAAAATACAAATACTTGTGTAGGTAGCGTTTTATCTTGCGTACAAGGTGCTAACTCATGTAATAGTAGTATTTTAACTTGCGTACAAGGTGCAAATTCAAATATTAGTGGTTTGCAAACTTGTATACAAAATAAAGCTACAGGAACACTTGGCGCTGAATTGATTGGACAAACTAATAACAACTACATCGGTTGTCTATGTGTCTCTAAACCAGGCAAGTTCCAACATTATAAAATTATCGGTTCTATGTGTTGCTGGACTTATTATTGTTCACAAATGACATTTGGGTTTGCTGGTGGATGCGGTGGTGGCTGTTCTGCTAACAATGCCGGTAGTTATTGTTGCAACCAGTGGGCTTGCGGAATTGTATATAATTCAAAGTGTAACAATGGTTCATATCAGTGGTCTTGTGCAGGAAATATTACATGGGCATTTGGTTGTAGTAGTGGTTGTTATACAGCATGTTCTGGAAATGGTTTTACTTTTGAAATTGATATTTTCCCAGATGATATTTGTAATCAACAGCTTGGATTCAAATGGCATATGAGAAATCCAATGGGTGCTAACGGCGGAGGTCAAATGTGCTGTTTTGGTATAGAAAATGCAGGCTATGCATGTAATTGTTGTGGTGCTGATCCATCTTGCTTACAGTATGTATGTTTTACAACACCTAGTGCGTCGTGTACAGTTGGTTGCGGACAATGGGCAATTTACGGATACAACAGATTAGCATAAAAATGGAATTCAAAAATGAATAAATCAGATTTTTATAAAACGTGGTATGTTAGACATGGACAACCGTTGAATGAGTACGGATATCCTCCTGTACTATGGCAAGCTCTACCAATAACAGATGAAACCGAATGGCAAGCATTTCTCCAAATGGAGCCAGATCCAGAAGATTTTGTATTATATAATGAAGAAGCTGCCAACCATGCCGGTGTGCCATATACTAAACCACACAAGTATGCTAGAACGTATCCGGCTTTAGCTGAACAATTAGATGGAATTTATAAAGCATTAATGGCTGTTAAAGCATCTGGCATTGATTTAGGCGCAGAAGGAAATGCATATTTAGATAGTATTACTGCTATTAAAACAGCACATCCAAAAACTCCAGATTGGAAAGTTCCAGATCCGTCTACACTTGGTGCAACATCTACACCTGACGGTGGTAATGGTATCGCACCTGCAATGCCAGCGGCAAAAGTTATCAATCCTTTTCCAATAACAAATAATCCTCCTGCATAATTATATCACAATTATATCAGTATAAAATGTACCCACATAAATAGAAGCAATAACTATTATGTGGGTACTTTATGAATAAAACAACCAAAAAAGCATTTGTAATCAACGGTGGCGCCGGCCGTGTTCTCTGTGCAATTCCAGGGCTAGAGCATTATGCAAAAACACACGACGGTGATATAATCATCATTTCCGAAGCGTGGAGCGAATTATATCTTTCAAGCAATATTTTAAGAGATAAAGTATATCAACTTAATGATAGAAATCTTTTTAATGTAATAAAAGATCGAGAAGTAATCAGCCCTGAACCTTATCGACTTAACGCATATTTTAATCAAAAAGCTAACATGATTCAAGCATTTGATATGCTTATTAATTATGATACGCCACCTGAAAAAATACCAGAAACAAAAAAATACGAATTAAACATTGGCAAATCGGATCAGGTATTCGGTTATAACTCCATAGAAGAAATACGAAAATTATATAAACGAGATAAAGTTGTTGTATTCCAACCATTTGGTAGTGGAATAAAACAAAACGGATCATTTATTTTTGATGAAACAGGCAGATCATTCGAACCGAAAGATGTAAAAAGAATTGTAATGGAATTAGCTAAACACTATGCTGTCATATTGTTCAGTAATATTAATCCATTTCCTGAGGATAGCACAGTTCCAGTAGTAGTTCCACCAAATGTAAACTTATTACAATGGTCCGGTATTATTAATGCCGCAGATTATTTTTTAGGATGCGACTCTATAGGGCAACATTTTGCTAATTTCTTAAATAAACCTTCAACAGTTGTTATTGGTGCAACATATCCTGAAAATATTTCATATCCTGAAAATAAACGATTTAAAATCTTTGATTTAGGTAAAGAAAAAAGAAAATATTCTCCATTACGAATAACTCAGGATTTTGCGGTAGAACGAAACAATGAAGATTTAATGGTGTTAACTGAAGATAATTTCAGAGCAATTATTAAAAGTATTCAACAAGTGTTAGGTACAAAAAAAACATATACTCCGCCGGATAACAATCTACCAGCATTAAATGTTCCATCAATAACTACACCGTCTAACAATTTATCTAGCATTCTTTTACCAGGTGAAGATTCTACAGAAATACCTCCTGAAATATTAGAAGTAAGAAAACTAGGAGCAGATTTAAATCTAGAACAACCTGTTCCTCCTTGGTGCCAACAACCAACCAAACAAATAGGAGAAAGATAATGAGTCGTATGAACACGGGTTATATTTTAGGAATTTCTCGAGGGCACAATGCCGGAGTTTGTTTATTGAAAGATGGGGAGATCGTTTTTAGTATCGAAGAAGAACGGCTAAGTAGATTAAAATATGATGGTTCTCCTTTTGCCGGAATGAAAAAGGTGTTAGATTATACAGACAAAATAGATTACTTAATTATTTGTCACACCCAACCTCTTGTTGGCGCTGGTAAAATTGAATATACTGGTGAAGATATGTATACAGGATATGCAAGAAAATTAGGACTGATCGATCGTAAAGAAGACAGATTTAATCATCCTCAAGTTATTGATATAAGTAATCAACATCATAAAGTACATGCTTCGGCAGCATTTTATCGTTCAGGATTTAAAAATGCTACCGCTGTCGTTGTCGATGGCGCTGGATCTGAATATATATCTAATAACGAAAGTTTATGGGAAGTTGAATCTATCTTCGAATGTTCGTATGATACTGGAATTGTTACTAAGTTTAAACATCTTGGTTGTAGAAGTCCTATTGCAAATGTTTATGTTAATAAAGCAAAGATGGAATATTTTGACGAAACTGATAATACAGTTGAATTAGTCATAACAGATCATGCAGGTATAGTAAAGTGTTATGAATCTGTGACAGAATATTGTGGCTTTTCGGCCATCGAAGCAGGAAAAACAATGGGGTTATTCCCATATGGTTCCGCAGACAACAATCTTCCTTCATTATTTCAAAAGGATATGAAATTCCCAATTTCTAATAGAAATATTGTCATACCTACATATCCTAATAGTGCTATATTAAATTCTGCAATGCATGAAGCGTTGGAAGAGTGGCCGACTTCAGAATCAATAGATCCCACTACTATGACAAATAGAAGAAATGCGGCATATTGGGTTCAAACACAAACACAACAAGCGGTATTAGATTTTATTATTAAAGCAGTAGAAAAAACAGGTAATAAAAACGTTGTACTTAGCGGTGGATATGGTTTGAATTGTGTTGCTAACTATTTTTATCTTAATAAATTAAACGAGTTAGGCATTAATTTATATGTTGAGCCAGTATCAAATGATGGCGGAACTGCTATTGGCGCCGCATTATTCTGGTATCACTTGTCATCTCAAAGTACTAAACAACGGGAAAGATTTGATTCTATATATCTTGGTCCTAAATATGATTATAGCATTGAATATATCGAAAATGCTGTAAGTAGTGTATCAGGAACTATTGAAGATTGTACCACAACTGACATCGTATCACTTTTAAGAGATAAAAATATTGTTACTATATTTCAAGGTAGATCAGAAAACGGACCAAGAGCGTTAGGTAATAGATCAATTTTATTTGATCCGACTTTTAAAGACGGAAAAAATTATGTTAATCGTGTAAAAAATAGAGAATATTTTAGGCCTTTCGCCGGATCGATATTAGAAGAACATGTTCACGATTGGTTTGACCTTAGAGGTATGCCTAACAGCCCCCATATGATGTATGCTGTAAACTGTCAAGAAGGTGTAGCTGAAAAAATTCCTTCAGTTATTCATGAAGACGGTACTTGTCGAATTCAGACAGTAACAAAAATTCAGAACGAATATTTTTATAATTTAATAGAAGAATTCTATAAAGAAACTGGTATACCTATGTTATTCAACACCTCGTTTAATTTAGGCGGAGAACCATTAGTAGAAACAATAGAAGATGCGCTATGGACTTTAGAAAATTCTTTAATTGAGTATTTGTATTTGCCTGAATATAATAAACTTATTACCATAAAGAATGGCTAACATACAACAATTTGTTTGCATGAGTGGATTGCCGAGAACAGGGTCCACTCTGCTTTCGGCAATACTTTCTCAGAATCCCAACATACATTCTGAAGGAAACTCTGCTGTTTGTCAGTTAATGGTAGATATGGACACTTCATGTAAAGAAGCATGCAAGGAACAATTAATTGCCAATAATAGAGAAAGTACTAGAATAGATTTAATTAAATCTATACCAAATGTTTATTATAAAAATGTAACTGCTCCTATAGTAGTTGATAAATGCAGACACTGGACGATTCCAGAAAATCAAGTACTATACAACTATATTACTGACAATCCGAAAACTATAGTTCTTACTCGCCCGACGGAAGAAATTATTAAATCGTTAATACATTTACACGAAGAAAATAACTACGGTGGTAATTTGGAACAACAGTTAATTGCTACATGGATACCACCGATAATACATTCGATTAACGGTATTAAATGGGCTAAACAAAATAATAACGGCGAATTTTTATTTGTCACTTACGAAGAATTAGTAACTCAAACTTCAGAAACTATAAAAAAAATATATTCTTTTTGCGAATGGGAAAGTTTTGATCATGATTACAATGAAATTGTAAATCAACATCCAGAAAACGATCATGTCTACAACTTATTAGGTATGCATGATGTTAGATCGACAATATCAAAACGAAACTTAAATACTCAACTAAGTCCTGCAATGCTAAAAAAATGCAGAGATTTAGATTTATATTAAATCGATTAAATTAAATATTGTTTGTAATTTTGTACGTATCATTTTTGAACTAAAACTATTACGTAACCCTTGATGCAATGGTTTAGGAGCACGATCTATTGTTGCCCATGCCCACCCTTGATGCTCATTACTTAATTCTGGAACAAACTCTTTATCTATTACACACAGGTATGTATGAAAATTAAACACTTTGTCATTAGATACAAATGTTTCTAATGGGATTGTTTTAATTACATCAGGAATACTTCCAATTTCCTCAATAATTTCACGTTGCAATCCTTGCCAAGGAGTTTCTCCTGTGATATTTGTACCTCCGACTAAGCCCCAAGTTCCTTCGTGCTTGCCGTGAGCTTTTTGTAATAATAGAAAACGTCGTGTAGACTTGGCGTAAAACAATGCTCCGCTACAAACTATTGGTTCTTTTATAGTATTATTTTCCATTGGCCGATATCATATTCACCATCGTAGCTCTTAACCCATGAAACTCCGTTCCACTTGTATTGAACTCCAGTGTATATATTTGTTTGCCATACCATAGTGTTAGAATATTGACTAGCATTAAAGATTACATTCCATTGAGATCCGGTATACTCTACAATGTCATTGGCTTTAGCAACTAACGGGCCCCATGCTGTTCCAGGAGTAACATTGCTAGAATTTCCAATGTCTTCTACTAATAAAAATCTTGTTCCAGTAGTAATAGGTTGATCAGTTTGCAAAGAAATAGTCGGGCGTTTAGGATTATAAGTTTGAGGATTTATAATAGCATCAAATGTACCAGTACTATTAGGTCTGTAACTAGCGGCCGGATTATACCCATTAAGATTTTCTAAAATTCCGTTACTATCGATACCAGTATTTGTAACTAATGTTGCAGGATTCCATTGAACATTTAAGTTAAAATTATTTAGAGGATCGATTATGAATGTTCCTATGATCTGAGAACCAGTTGATTGTGTTATATAAATTAAACTAGAACCGGCAACATATTTTCCAGGAAGATTTGAAATAATTGTGTTCCAATTAATTGGTGCACCTAAATATTGAGGATCTGGATTAAGATTAGGTTCCGGAGGATAAACAGTTCCGCCATCTGCTAATAGTACAACAGTACTTGAAGTTACAGTAGATATTACTTCTATTCTATAATTTGTAGCCGTTGTAGCACTACTAGTTAATAATTCTTCTAGTACAGGAGTTCCTGCAAATGGATCATGCCCTAATCCTTCAACATAGTCTGTAACAGTATCATATGAATTATACATACTGGTAATAATTTTTGTAATAACACCTAAATGTTTAACTTTGGCAGGCGGATTAATCCATGCAGGTGTATCAACGGTTAATGTAGCAACTTCGATAGCACTATC